ACTCATCAAAGCCTCGTCAGAGAGGTAAGACACAGGACGCCCTTGCTAAACTCAATTATAGCTTCCACTTCGGATGTACATCTGCGACCATTACATTGGCTAATAAAGACTTCACTCTTAATAAGATGAATCTTAGCCGACTAAAGACCCAAAGAGACATGTTGCCTTTATATCTTCAGATGAAATTATCTATCGACCAGACCACTGGTAAGGTTGAGAAGGAACAGAATAACGTACTCTCTATGGGTAATCCTATTAACTTTAATAAGATTCAGTTGCTTCCATCTGCATCTACAAGTGCTAAAGCACAGTCTGTAGGACGAGGTGTTACATCTGCTATCGTAATGTATGATGAGTTTGACTGGATGCCATATAACATGGATATCTACTACGCGTCATCATTCTCATATAAGACAGCGTCTGATAATGCTAAGAAGAATATGTCACTCTATGGACGTATATTCACATCTACCCCTGGTAATATGGAAACCAAGGAAGGTCAGAATGCTGATATATTCATCAATGGTGATACTGATAATGATAACCATGGTCGTCCAATGCTCAAGTGGAAGGATAATTACTTCGACCTTCCTATCGAGAAGCTTAAGAGTATAGTAAACTCTAAATCGTATAACGGTATCGTCTACGTCGAACATACGTGGCAACAGCTTAAGTGCGATAATAAATGGTATGAGGAAGCATGTCGAGGTGTTAACTATAACCCTGAGCAGATTGCTCGTGAAATTCTGCTTAAGAGACTTAGGGGTTCTTCCAAGTCACCGTTTAAGAGAACTCAACTCATGGGACTTCTTAACAATGTCGAGAGTCCTATTGATGAGGTGGACTATACTGATAACCTCTGCCCATTCTTCTTCTATGAGAAGCTTAATAAGCGAACCCCATACCTTATTGCAATCGACCCCGCTGAAGGTCTCAGCGGAGACAACCTTGCTGTGGTGGGCATAAGCCCGTTTACTGAGAAGGTAGCATTCGAATTCAAGACCCCATATATCAATCAGACTAAGATGGCTAAAATATTGGTCAAGTTCATGGACAACTTCTGTCCAAGAGGATTGATTATTATCGAAAACAACCGAGGACGAGAACTTATCAACCAATTACTTCTTACGAAGTACGCCGACCACTTATGGTATGATACAGATAAGCTTGATAAGAAAGAAACTATCAATACAAAAGATCTTGACCCTGAAGCAGAACGAGCGATTGGTTGGAATACTAGTCCGAAAACTCGTCCGATGATGATGGCAACTCTTGAGACTATTGTAGTCGAAAGCCCTGAGAAGGCTAATAGTAAATTCGTAGTGGACGATATCTGCTCACTTGAAAGAGTCAATGGTTCTATTAAGGCTGCACCTGGCAAGCACGACGACGTCGCTTTAGCATTTTCCATGGGTCATACAGTTTATCGTACTGCCACCAATTTAAGTAACTGGGGTATTTATCCGGGCATGAAAGAAGCCCCGAATCTTGACCCTAGCGACCCACAATATAAAAAGAATGCCCTTGCTGCACTCATGGAATATCTGCCAGATGATCTTAAACAGATATTTGTCAGGGGTGTTAAGAAGGATGTCAATACTGATAATTCATCGATCAGAAGTAGTATCGAACGTGAAGCTGCTATGATTCATATGCAGGAAGTTGCTAGGAAATCACAGTTTGATGAAGATGCTGTCGATGAGACGATGATTGATAATGATGAGTTGTATGAAGAGGTATCAATGGATGAATTCTATAACCAGGCGGTATATAATCCAGATGCTAACCTCGACTTATCAGACTACTTTTAATTTCAATATCTCTATTAACATGCCTATAAATTAATCATTCTATAATGTGAAGAAAGTCGGTGGATAAATAATGTATGATGATTACTCAATGGACGGTATTGAAGACCTTCTTGATTTCTTCGATACCGAACGAACTGCCAAAACTATCGAGCAGCAGATAATGACCGATGAGTTCGGTCTTGATGCACCGATCGACTATTATAGGCCATACTATACCAAGTTTAAAACACTTGAAGTTGATATCGATAATGGTATCACCGAAAGTATGGTATCTACTTGCCGCCATAAGGCAAAAGTAATTGCATTGATGTTTATTGAAGCAATACTGAAGAAGTTCAATCTTCATATCGATGAATTCTGGATTGATAATATGGATGAAGCTCAGTTACAGGGTGTCACCATTGTACTCTATGATTTCTTCATACTTCATTTACGTGAATATCTCCTCGAGGTAATCACGCGTTACATTGATGCTAACAGTAAGATGCTTGCGGACCAGTTCGAGCATAATCCTAGAATTGCTCGCGATGCATCTCTTTCTGCATTCCTCAAAGTCGTTGATGAGGACTATGCGGTTATCGGAGCAAACGTTTATGATGTGTGCTTCCTGACCCTTAATAATCTCAACGAGATTGAATATATCAATCATATCAATGCAGATAACGAAATCCAACCACATATTAAAAGATTCTTCGAAGAGGGTAAAATCTCCGGTAACTTCATCGATGTTCTCGAGCAGATGATGGCTGATGTTTCAAACGGTCTTAAGAGCCATATGGGATTCGAAATCGTTGCTTATATTAAGAGAGCTCATGCTAAGAATCTTAATCATTAATGAAAGGACTGAATGAATATGGCTAGAGCTACTATTCAGAACATCTTCACTCAGCGTGAAGTAATCCATAAGCTCAGAGTCGAATCAGATAATCTCGATAACACTACACGTCAGATGGCTGATGACTACTGTGATATGGTTGCACAGATTCGTAAGAGGACCATCAGTAACCCAAATTCTACTACAGTGAAGTATGCTGGTAATCCTAACAAACTCGGGCTCGTATCCAAAGTTTCTTCAGTAGGAACTATCAATACATTCCCTGAACTGATTCAGTATGCTGAGAAGGTTATTAAACTTATCAAGAATGCTAAGTGATAACTAAACTTAATTTCATAGGAGGACTACCAACATGCAGGAAACTAATGAAGCACGCGGGCTGACAGAGCCCGTTAATACACAAATGGAGGAGACCGAGACAGCTACCGCTGCTATGTGTCTCGATGACCCGAAAGATATTCCAACGGTTGAGTTGACTACCACAAATGATAAGCTGGTAATCACTCATGATAATCCGCTGGTTGAAGCGGTTCTCAGAAAAGCTTATGAGAACGGTATTCCAGTTGAAGTAGTTAAGGATGTCGAAGACGTCGTTAACGAATTCAGCAAGAAGACTAAGATTGAGCTCGTTATGGCTAAGAGAGAAATCGAAAATTATAATGGTCTCAAGGAACTTGCAGCAGGACTTGCGGAATCAAGTAAGTCGATGTCAGCAACATCCAAGGCACTTACGGATTTCATTGAACCGAATTTCAATTTCGATGAAAACGAGAACGAATCCGACGCTGCCGAGAGTATTGAAGAGCCGGAATCTGAACCTGAGGACGAACTTGCTAACGAGATTGATGGTATGTATAAGACTCTTGAGAACGATATTGCAATCGCTAATATTGCATACGATGTCGTTTATCAGAAGTATATGGAAGACCATCCAAATACCACCGTATATGATGACCTTCTTGAGAAGCTTCTGAAGGATAAGGCAACTCTTGAGTCCGGTAATAATATTAATGCACCAAAGCTCATTGCATGCATCGATGATGTTATTGCTTGTATGCAGAAGAATGACCTCGAGGCACTCCTCGTACCATTCCATACAAAGACTGATAATCAGAAGAGACTTCGTATTCTTGCGAAGGAACTTATCAATGTCAAGCGTCCAGTTTACCGTGACCTCGAGACTATCGGTATTACTCAGGAGCATATCGTGAAGTTTATTAACTTCTTTATTACCGAGGCAAACTTCCGTGAGACATATGCAACGGGACCTATTGGTTTCCCAGATACACGTCTTATTCCAAACATCTGTCTCTTCTTCTTATATCATCTCTGTAAGATTATTACTAACTCTCGTAAGAGAGCTACATATGAGACTCTTAAGTATCGTCTCGCATTCATGCATGTCATTGACGTAGTGGATACGTATCCATCCACTACCAAGACATTCACTGAGAACAGATTCATTGGTGATGCAACTAATGAGAATGCTGAGCCTACAGAGCTCTCAATTGCTCGTGCAAAGGTATATGATACATTCGTACCACTTCTTATGAAGTACTTTGGTGCGATGAATGACCAGACATTGGTTAAGTATTCAGTAGCACAGGCAAGAAAGACAAAGTAAAAATATTATCCCATTACCCTTCAAGGGTAATGGGATAATTTATGCCGTGATTTTAGAGATAAGTGCATATATATTATATTAGTAGCAATAAAGGAAGTATCGCTAAGTTATAGGGCACTTAGCGACGTATAAAATAGCCCTTCATACTGGAGGTAATAGTATGAAAGAATCCGTTGTTACAAGAACCGTAATATTTGTCAATCCAGAAAGATTGACATTCGACACATCTATCAAAGATGTGTTGAAAAAGACAGGAAACGCGTTTGTGCAGTTACTTGATAACGAAGATAACGTAGCTGATACGGCGCGTGCGATTCGAGCAAACCTCGCAGATCATACATCTGCAGGAAAGAGCCCGGTTAATGTTGTGCTTTCCGGATTCGACTACGACCCGGAAATTCTCGAGGCAATCGAGAAAAATGGTTGTAAGCTTATCTGGGCTTGCTAAATAATTAAACAGCACCGCCAAGTAATCATACTTGGCGGTTTTGGAATTACCTTGGCGGTGCTGTTTTTTTTTTTATACTTCCTTGTAGATATAA